TGATCCTCCCCAAGAACCGTTCGGCGGGATCACTGACGAGGCGAGCGCACAAGGGCAAGCGAAAGGCGCTTGACAGCGCGACGCTCTTTAGGTACAAAACAGGAACATCGAGGAAGTGCAGGCGCGAGGGCAGCGCCGCCGGCTCGATGCGGTGACGGGCCGGTGAGCGCGGGGGCAACCCTGTCGTTCCCGGCCCGTCGGCGTTTGGGGGCCTGTCCGGTGGCGGGCGTCCAGGGCAGCGGGGGAGAGGGCGCGATGCAGCAGGGCGCAGCGGGAGCAGAGAGCCGCGTGACGGGTGAGCGCGCGGCTGATGAGGCGGCGAGCGGACGACCGGCGCGGACGGCGGGGCGGGCAGGGCGAGCAGGGGCGAGCGACGGTTGCACGCAAAAGGCGGACACGTCGGCGGGGCAGGATCTTGAGGACATGGCATCCACCGACAGCCAAATGGCGGCGGCGCTGTCCGGCGGCGCGCGGGGGATCGAGCGCATTGCGGGTCATACCACGCGGCTGCGCCAGCTGCGTTTCGCGAAGGTGCTGGCGGAAACGTGCAACGTGTCGCTGGCGGCAGCGGCGGCGGGGCGAACCATGGCGACCGTGTATCGCTGGCGCAGCGTGGATGCCGCCTTCGCCGCGGCGTGGGACGAGGCGCTGAACATCGGTTACGACCGGCTCGAGAATGCACTGCTGGTCTATGCGCTGACCAAGATCGACGGCATCGCGGGCGCGGCGGCCGGGGCAAGCCTGAGCAACGGCGACCTGCAACTGGCGGTCGGCATGTTGCAGCGGCATCGTGCGTCCGGTGGCGGGCGCCGGACGGAGGTTCTGCCGATCAAGATGCCGACCGAGGCGGAAACCGACGCCGCGCTGAAGCGCGCGCTGGACGGGCTGGCCCGGCGGGGGAAGTCGTCATGAAGCGCGATCTCCTACTGGAACTGGCGCTGCTGCCGCCGGAAAAGCGCGACCGGGTGATCGCGAAAATGTCGGTGCCGATGAAGGTCGAGATGGCCGGGCGCTGGCACACGTTTGCGCACGGGGGGCAATATCGGCCGGACAAGGACTGGCGGGTGTGGCTGATCCGAGCGGGGCGTGGCTTCGGCAAGACGCGTGCGGGAGCCGAGTGGGTCAACGAGATCGCGCGCGAGGTTCCCGGCGCGCGGATCGCGCTGGTCGGCGCCACGGCGGAAGAGGCGCGGCGCGTGATGGTGGAGGGGCCGAGCGGCGTGATCGCGACGGCGCGGCTGGACGTGCGGCCGGTCTGGACGGCGAGCAAGGGAGAGGTACGCTGGCCGGGCGGCGCGGTGGCGACGGTCTATTCGGCGGATGCGCCCGAGGGGCTGCGCGGACCAGAGCATCACGCCGCCTGGTGTGACGAGCTGGCCAAGTGGCGGCGCGGCGAGGCAGCGTGGGACAATCTGATGATGACCATGCGGCTGGGCAGTCAGCCGCGCGTGATGGTGACGACCACGCCGCGATCGACCACGCTGATGCGGCGGGTGATGACGCTGCCGGGGCTGCACCAGACGACCGGGCGAACGGGGGACAATATCCACCTGCCGGCGGCGTTCGTCGACACGATGAACGAGACCTATGGCGGGACGGCGCTCGGCCGGCAGGAGCTGGACGGCGACATGATCGAGACGGTCGCGGGCGCGCTGTGGACGCGCGCGACGATCGAGGCCTGCCGGGTGCCGGCCGCGCCGGTGCTGGTGCGCGTGGTGGTGGGGGTCGATCCGCCGGCGGGCGTGGGGGGCGACGCCTGCGGGATCGTGGCGGCGGGGCTGGGCGCGGATGGCGTCGGCCATGTGATCGAGGATGCCAGCGTGACCGGCGCCACGCCCGAAGGCTGGGCACAGGCGGTGGCAGGCTGCGCGGCACGGCATGGCGCTGACCGGATCGTCGCGGAAGCGAACCAGGGCGGGGAGATGGTGGGATCGGTGCTTCGCGCGGCCGATATGCGGCTGCCGGTGCGGCTGGTCCATGCGAGCCGCGGCAAGGTCGCCCGGGCGGAGCCGGTGGCGGCGCTCTACGAAGCGGGGCGCGTGCGCCATGCGGGCGTGTTTCCGATGCTGGAGGACGAGCTGTGCGGGCTGATCACGGGCGGCGGCTACGAGGGACCGGGGCGGTCGCCGGATCGGGCGGATGCGCTGGTGTGGGCGATGACCGAGCTGATGCTGGGCGCGCGTGGGCCGGCGGGGGTGCGGGCATTGTGATGGACGCGCGGCGGACGGTGCCGGTGGGTGGCGAGTGTCCCGCCTGATCGGCTGAGCGCAGCAGGCGGGGCGGGCTGGAGCCCGGCGCGGGGCTGGGATGACGGTTCGGGGGAGGCTGGCGGGTCGCCTGAGCTGGCGTCTTCGGACGCGCTTTTTCGGGAGAGATGATCATGAAATGGTTCGGCTCAAAGGCCGGGCGCGACGCGTCGCGTCCGGCGCTGTCGCAATCGGGAGCCCGGTGGGGCCCCGGCGTGGCGCAGGGCGAATGGCCGGTCGGTTATGATGCGCAGGTGCGCGCCGGTTACCTTGGCAATGCGGTGGCGCAGCGGGCGGTGCGGCTGGTGGCGGAGGCGGTGGGATCCGCGCCGCTGGACGCGAGCGATCCCGCGCTGCTGGCGCTTGTCACGGCCAGGGCCGGCGGCGGGCGGCTGGCGGAAGTGGTGGCGGCGCAAGTGCTGCTGCACGGCAACGCCTTCATCCAGGTGCTGCGCGACGAGAACGGGACGGTGGCGGAACTCTATCCGCTGCGTCCCGAGCGGGTGAGCGTGGTGCTGGACGCGGGCGGCTGGCCGGCCGGCTATCGCTATACGGTCGGCGGGCGGGTGAGCGACCTCGGGCCTGACGCGGTGATTCATGTGCGGGGGTTTCACCCGCTGGACGATCATTACGGGCTGGGGTGCCTGGGCGCAGCGTCTGGCGCGATCGCGGTGCACAATGCGGCGGGCAAGTGGAACAAGGCGCTGCTCGACAATGCGGCGCGGCCGTCGGGTGCGCTGGTCTATGACCCGGGCGATGGCTCCGCGCTGTCGCCGGAGCAGTTCCGCCGATTGCGCGAGGAGATGGAGGCGGGGTTTGCCGGTTCGGGCAATGCCGGACGGCCGATGCTGCTGGAAGGCGGGCTAAAGTGGCAGGCGCTGAGCCTGTCGCCCGCCGACATGGATTTCGTGGGGCTGAAATCGGCGGCGGCGCGGGAGATCGCGCTGGCGTTTGGCGTGCCGCCGATGCTGCTCGGCCTGCCGGGCGACGCGACCTACGCCAATTATCGCGAGGCGAACCGGGCGCTGTGGCGCCTGACCGTGCTGCCGCTGGCGGATGCGGTGTTCGGCGCGCTGGCGGCGGGGCTGCGGGCGTGGTTTCCCGAGGCGCGGATCGAGATCGATCCCGATCGCGTGCCGGCCCTGGTGGAGGATCGTGAGCGGCTGTGGGCGATGGTGTCCGCAGCCGATTTCATTTCCGCCGACGAGAAGCGGCAGATGGTGGGGTGGGCGCAATGACCAGTTCTTCGGGAACGGGAAATGTTCTGGCGCAGCTGATCGCGCAGGGCGCGGCAGCGGGAGCGGACATGGCGACGCTGCGCGCGATCGCCGAGGAAGCGGGGGAGCTCGGCGCGACGCGGGCGATCACGCGGCTGGGCCTGTCGGACGATGCGGCATCGCGCGACCTGGCGGAATTGCGCGAGCTGCTGACCGCGTGGCGCGATGCGAAGCGCAGCGCGTGGAAGGCGTTCGCCGGCTGGGCGGCGGCGCTGTTCCTGGCGCTGATGGCGGTGAAGCTGGGGTTCGGGGAGTGGGTGAATTGAGCCTGCGGATCCAGGGCTATGCGGCGGTCTTCGACCGGGTCGACCGGGCGGGGGACGTGTTTCGCGCGGGCGTGTTCGCCGACGCCGTGCCGGTGCCATTGCTGATGCAGCATCGCGGCAGCCCGGTGGGGGAGATCTGGGCAATCGGCGAGGACGCGCGAGGGCTGTGGATCGAGGCGTGCGTGACGGACCCGGAGGTCGCGCGGCTGGCGCGGTGCGGCGCGCTGCGCGGTCTTTCGGTGGGCTATCGCGCGCTGGCGGCACGGCAGGGCGCGCGGCGCGAGGTGCTGCGCGCCGCGCTGGCGGAGGTGAGCCTGGTGACGGTGCCGATGCAGGCGGCGGCCCGGGTGGAGACGGTGATCGAGATCTGAAGGGTCGGGCGGCGCGGCGCTGCCCCTCCATCATCCGGCATGTGCCGGATGGTCCCTCTCCCCAAGCGAGCTTGGGGAGGATTTTTCGCGTGGGAGAAGAACATGGGTGAGATGATGATGGCACGGCCGGTGCTGGACGGGGCGTCGGCAATCGTGGGCGCGGGGCGCGACGCGGCGTTCGGCGCCTTCGTGCGCAGCGGCGCGGTGCTGGAGATGAAGGCGTTTTCCGGCGTGACGGGCGATGCGGGCGGCTATGCCGTGCCGAAGGAGATTGATGCGGTGATCGACGCGACGCTGAAGGCCGCGTCGCCGATCCGCAGCATCGCCAATGTCGTGCAGGTCGGCAGCGCCGGCTATCGCAAGCTGGTGACGACGGGCGGCACGCCATCGGGCTGGGCCGCGGAAACCGAAGGCCGGGCCGAGACGGGCACGCCGATCATGGTGGAGATCGCGCCGCCTATGGGCGAGCTGTTCGCCAATCCCTCCGCGACACAGGCGATGCTGGACGACGCCCATTTCGACGTCGAGGAATGGCTGGCAGGCGAGATTGCGGCGGAATTCGCCAAGGCGGAAGGCGCGGCCTTCGTGAGCGGCAATGGCACCAACCGGCCAAAGGGTTTCCTGCAGCAGGCGACGGCGGCGACCGGCGATACGACGCGCCCGTTCGGCACGCTGCAGCATATCCTGTCAGGCGCAGCGGGTGACTTTGGCAGCAACCCGCAGGAACGACTGATCGACCTGGTCCAGTCGCTGCGCGCACCCTATCGCCAGGGCGCGGTGTTCGTGATGAACGCGGCCACGCTGGCGCGCATCCGCAAGTTCAAGACCAGCGACGGCGCCTTTGTGTGGCAGCCGAGCCTGGCGGCGGGGCAGCCGGCGACATTGCTCGGCTATCCGGTGATCGAGGCGGAGGACATGCCCGATATCGCGGCCAACGCGCCGGCAATCGCCTTCGGCAACTTCAAGGCCGGATATCTGATCGCGGAGCGCAGCGAGACGGCGATCCTGCGCGATCCCTACACCAACAAACCGTTTGTCAGCTTCTACGCCACCAAGCGCGTGGGTGGCTGCGTTTCGAACAGCGAGGCAATCAAGGTGATGAAGTTCGCCGCGTCGTGATCCTTCCTTCGCCCCTCCCACGAAGCGGGAGGGGCGTCTGGTGCGCGAAAGGGAGAGGATGATGACGGTTTCGGGGGTGTCGCCCGCCGCGATCGCCGCGGCGGTGGGGGAGGCGCGCGCGTATCTGCGGCTGGAGGGAGAGGCGGAACAGGCGCTGCTGGAGCGCCTGGCCGCGAGCGCGATCGCGCTGGCGGAGGCGTTCACCGGCACATTGCTGGTGACGCGAACGGTGGAGGATGTGCTGCCCGCCACCACGCAGGGCTGGCAGCTGCTGGCGGCGGCGCCAGTGGTGGCGATCGGCGGGATGACCGGTCTGCCGGCGGAGGGTGCGCCCTTCGTGCTGCCCCCGAGCGTCTATGCCGTGGATGTCGACGCGGATGCGCGCGGCTGGGTGCGGGTGATTGCGGCCGGCGCGGCGGGGCGGGTGGCCGTTAGCTACACCGCCGGTCTGGGGGCGACCTGGGCCGCGCTGCCGCCGCCGCTGGCGCAGGGCGTGGCGATGCTGATCGCGCATCTGTTCAACGACCGTGACGCAGGCCGCGCGCCGCCGGCGGCGGTGGCGGCGTTGTGGCGGCCGTACCGGCGAATGCGCCTGATGGCAGAGGCCCATCAATGGGGAAGGGGGCAATGAGCGGGGGGGCGATGAGCGGGGCAGGGGAGCCGGCCGTGTTGTTGCAGGCCGCGCTGCTGGCGGCGGTTCAGGGGGTGGCGAGGGCGTTCGACGCGCCGCCGGTGCGCGGGGCGCTGCCTTATGCCGTGGTGGAGGATGCGGTGCTCGCGCGCTGGGGCGGAACGGGCATCGACGGGCGCGAGGGGCGCGTGCGCATCGTGCTGCACGATGCGGGCGAGCGGCCGGCGCGGCTGCGCGCATCGAGCGCCGCTGTTGAAGGCGCCGCGACGGCGCTGGCGGGTGACATCGGGGAGGGGTGGCGCGTGGTGGCGGTGCGGCTGCTTGGCGGCCGGACACAACGCAGCGGCGGCGGCAGCAGCGGTGGTGTCGGGGATCGCTGGACGGCGACGCGGGAATTTGCGGTCAAATTGTATCGGGAGGGATGACGATGGCGGTGGAGAAAGGTTCGGCCTTCCTGCTGAAGGTAGGCGACGGCGCGGCGACGCCGGCATTCGCGACAGTGGCGGGCATGCGCACGACGCAGCTGAGCATCAACGGCGAGGCAGTGGTGGTGACGCACAAGGGATCGGGCGGCTGGCGCGACCTGCTGTCCGGCGCGGGCGTGCGCAGCGTCAGCGTGTCGGCGGCGGGTGTGTTCACCGGATCGGCGGCAGAGACGCGGGTGAAGAACAATGCGCTGGCCGGCACGATCGACGATTACCGGCTGAGCTTCGAGAGCGGGGAGATGCTGACCGGCCGGTTCCTGGTGACGCGGCTGGACTATGCCGGGGATTTCAACGGTGAGCGCAGCTACACGGTGAACCTTGAGAGCTCCGGCCCGGTGGTGGCGGCATGAGCGGGACGCAGCATGTCGCCAATGCCGCGCGCGGCGAGGCGGCCATACGGATCGGTGGCGAAGCGCTGGTGCTGCGGCCGAGCTTCGCGGCGCTGGTTGCTGCCGAAACCGAACTGGGGCCGCTGTTCGCGCTGGTCGAGCGGGCCGCCGAGGGGCGGTTGGCGCTTGGTGAGATGGTGGCGCTGTTCTGGCACTGCCTGCGCGATCGGCCGGAGGCGCTGACGCGCGATGCGTTTGGCGATGCGGTGGCGGCGCAGGGACTGACCGCCGCGCTGCCCGCGCTGAAGGTGCTGCTGGGGCAGATACTGGCGGGGCGATGACCTTCGCCGAGAGTGCCGCGCGGCTGGCAGGCTGCGCCGGCGTGGCGTTCGGCTGGGCCCCGGACGCCTTTTGGCGGGCCACGCCGGCCGAACTGGGCGCGCTGGTCCGCGCGCTTACCGCGCAAGATCCGATCGCGGTGCCGGATGCCGGCACGATCGCCCGGTTGAAGGAGGCTTTTCCTGATGGATGACGATTGGGAGCGCACGGTGGTGAGCGTGCGCGCCGACACCGCCGGCTTTGCCCGTGACGTGGCGGAAATGCGCGCGGCACTGGAAGGGCCGCTGGGTGCGGGAGCGGAGCGCGCCGGACGAGCGATCGAGACGACGCTGGCGCGGGCCGTGCGAACGGGCAAGCTGGGGTTCGAGGATCTGCGCAATGTCGCACTGTCGGCGCTTGGCGACATCGCCAGCAACGCGCTCCGGGCAGGGATCGGCAGTCTGCTGGGCAATGTGGCGCCGGCTGGCGGCGGCATCACCCAAGCGCTGCTCGCCGCGCTGGGCGCACCGGGCAGGGCGACCGGGGGCCCGGTCTCTCCTGGCCGCCCGTTCTGGGTGGGTGAGCGCGGACCGGAATTGTTCGTGCCGACCGCCAGCGGGACGGTGCTGCCGACGCCCACCGGCAGCAGCCGCGACGTGCGTGTGACGATCAACGTGAATGCCGCGAGCGACGCGGCCCCGGCCGCTTTGGCACGCTCCAGTCGCCAGGTGGCGCGTGCGGTGAAGGCGGCGCTTGCCGGCATGGAGGACTGACATGGCGCATTGCCTGGTGCCGCAGCGTCAGCCGCATCACGTATCGGACGTGATCTCGCGGTTCGACCCACGTTTCTGGACGGTCAACTTTCCGCGCCCGACGATGGCGGCCGTGACGACCATCGCGCCCGATGCGCTGCGCGTGGACTGCGCCTTTTACCGCAAGAGCGATCTCGCCGGCCTGATCTGGGAGGCGGAGGACCGGCACGACCATCCGCTGCTCGCCTATGACACGGAGCGGGACTTCCGAACATGCCGCCTGTTGTTTCGCTGGCGATCGGCCGGTGTGCGGGCGCTGGATGCGCGACATGGCCCGGTGCTGACGATCGAGGGGCGGGACGCGTCCGGCCTGCCGCGATCCTGGTATGTGCGGTTGTGGAATTATGCCCTGGGCACGCCGAACGATGCGCTGATCACGATCGATTTCGCCGATGTGACCGGCGGATTCCTGCTGCCGGACGAGGCGGATCCGGTGTGGGCGGGCGACGTGGATCGCATGTTCATTTCTCTGGTGGCGCCGGACTATGACGGGAGCGACGCCATGCTCGAGGCGCTGGCAGAGGGCTGGGCCGAGCTGAGCGAGATCCGGTGCACCGGGCCGGGATCGGTGATCGGCATCGGGGATGCGGTGCTGCCGGAACATGCGCTGAAGATCGCGAGCGGCTATGACGACAGTTATCACCTGACGCCGGCACGGCTGCTGCGCAACGTGCTTCACCTCGGCTATCGCGGGGCGATCGTCCATTATGTGGGCATGAGCCATTATTTCCGGCTCAATGGCATGCTCAAGGTGGCGGACGGGCTGAACCTGCCGTGTCAGGCGTGGCATCGCTCCTTCGCCGAACAGGCGCAGGCGCTGGGCCAGGACGTGATCTGGTCGCTGTCCTACGAGTTGTTCGACGCGCACTGCCCGGAAGATTGGAAGCAGCGGCGGGCGGACGGTGCGCCGGCGCTGACCGGGTGGGAGCCGCCCTCCACCTTGCTGTCCCCCGCCAATGAAGCGGCGATGGCCTATCTCCAGACGATCGCGCGCGCCTTTGTGGCGATCGGCACCGCGGCGGGCCTTGCGCCCCGGTTCCAGGTGGGGGAGCCGTGGTGGTGGGTGACGGCGGACGGGCAGCCGTGCCTGTATGATGCCCAAGCCGTGGCGGCGTTCGACCCGGTGCCGATCCCGACCGTCCGAGGTGTCCTTTCAGGGGAGCAGCGTGCCACGCTGGATGCGGCGGGCGCGATGCTGGCGGCATCGACGGCGGCGCTGTGCGCGGCCGTCCGCGAGGATCATCCGGGCTGCGAAACGCACCTGCTCACCTATCTGCCGACCGTGCTCGACGCACGCGCGCCCGAGGCCAAGCGGATGAACATGCCTTTGGGCTGGGCCAGCCCGGCATTCGATGTGCTTCAGCTGGAGGATTACGACTGGGTCACGGCCGGCGACACGGCATCGACGCGCGATGGGGTGGCGCTGGCCGAGGCGCGGCTGAATTATCCGCCGGAGCGGCAGGATTACCTCAGCGGCTTCGTCCTGCGGCCGAGCGACAGGGCGCAGTGGCGCGCGATCGATGCGGCGGCCGTGACGGCGCTGGGGCGCGGGGTGCGCGGTGTTCATGTCTGGGCGCTGCCGCAGGTGATGCGCGACGGCTTCGTACACTGGGGATCGCTGGAAGAGGGGGAGGATGCGGTGGACGCGTTCGATGATGTGCTGTTCCCGCTGGCGCTGGGAGCGGAGGCGGAGGTGACGCCGGAGTTTTCCACGGCGGTGATGACGGGCGCTGGCGGGCACGAAAGCCGCAACGCGAGCTGGGCGGAAGCGCGCACCCGTTATGATGCGGGGCCGGGGGTGCGCAGCGAGGCGGATATTGCGACGCTGATCGGCTTCTTTCGCGCACAACGAGGCCCGGCGCGGGCATTTCGCCTGCGCGATCCGTTTGACGCCGAAGCGAACGACGAGGCGATCGGGGCGGGCGATGGCATCAACCGCCGGTTCGACCTGGTGAAACATTATGGCGGCGCGGCGCGGCGGATCACCCGGCCGGTCGCCGGCACGCTGGTGGTGAGACTGAACGGCGCGGCGACGCAGGGCTTTTCGCTGGAGCCGCTCGGCATCGTCGTGCTTGACGTGCCGCCTGGAGCGGGCGTGGCGGTAACGGCAAGCTTCGCCTTCGACGTGCCGGTGCGCTTTGCGGAGGACCGGCTGACCGTATCGCGCGCCACGTTCCTGGCGGGCGCCGCGCCTTCCGTTCCGCTGATCGAGGTGCGCGAGGCATGAGCGACCGGCTGACGACTCTGGCGCTGCTCTGGTTGCTGGAGCGGCGTGACGGCGTGACGATCGGGCTGACCGACCATGATCGCGATCTGGTGATCGACGGGCGCGTGTATCGCGCGGCGCCCGGGATGACACCGGCGGCGATAGAGCGCGGCGACGGGCTGGACCCCGCCGTGACCGAGGCGAGCGGGGCGTTGACCCATGCGGCCGTCACCGAGCGCGATCTGCTCGCGGGTCGATGGGACGGCGCCCGCATCACCGTGGCGGTGGCTGACTGGAGCGCGGGCGGCGCGCCGAGCGTGTTGAGCGGCGGAACCATTGGCGAGATCGAGATCGACGATCGCGGCTTCACGGCGCAATTGCGCGGTCCTGCCGCGGCTCTTGAGCGAGCGGTTACGGAGGAAACCAGCGCGGAGTGTCGCGCCGCGCTGGGGGATCGGCGGTGCCGTGTGCCGATGGCGGGCCGGCGGCGCCTCGCCCGAGTGCAGGAGGTGAGTGGCATGACGCTGACGCTGGATAGCGTGGAGCCGACGCCGGATGCCTATGGCGGCGGACGGCTGCGCTGGATGAGCGGGGAGGGGCGCGGGCTGGAGGGCGCGATCAGCCAGTCGGCCGGTGCCATGCTGACCTTGCGGATGACCCCCGCGTTTCCGGTTGCGCCGGGCACTTTGGTGGAGATCACCGAAGGCTGCGACAAGAGCGTTGCCACCTGCCGCGCACGGTTCGCCAATGTCGCGAATTTTCGCGGCGAGCCTTATCTGCCGGGTATCGACCTGCTGACGCGATATCCCGGCGCATGAGCCCGGCAGATCGCGTGGCGGCGGCGGCGCAGGCGGCCGTCGGCGTGCCGTTCCGCTTGCAGGGGCGCGATCCGGAGAGCGGCCTCGACTGCGTCGGCGTGGTGGCCCTGTCCCTGACGGCGGGCGGCCATGAAGGGCCGGTGCCGGCGGGCTATGGCCTGCGATGCGGCGATGCCGCGCGCTATCGATCATGCTGGGCCGGGCTGGCGGACGCGGACGGGAGCCGCCCCGGCGACGTGCTGCTCTGCCTGGCAGGGCCGCGCCAGCTGCACCTCGCGGTCCGCACGCCTGCCGGCGTCGTACATGCCGATGCGGGGCTGAGGCGCGTGGTGGAGCGACCGGGGGCGCTGCCCTGGCCCGTGCTCATGGCCTGGCGAATAGGGGAAAGCTGATGGCAACTCTGGTGCTGACAACCGTCGGCGGGCTGGTGGGCGGCCCGATCGGCGCCGCACTTGGCGGCATGATCGGGCAGGCCGTCGACCGAAACGTCCTGTTCAAGCCCAAGGGACGGCAGGGGCCGCGGCTGACCGAATTGTCGGTGCAGACGTCGAGTTACGGCCAGCCGATCGCGCAACTGTTCGGGCGGATGCGGGTGGCGGGGCAGGTGATCTGGGCGGCGGACCTGGTGGAGCACCGGCAGCAGCAGGGCGGCGGAAAGGGGCAGCCGAGCCTTACCAGCTTCTCCTATTCCGCAAGCTTCGCCGTCGCTCTTTCCAGCCGCCCGATCCTTGATGTCGGGCGCATCTGGGCGGATGGAAACCTGCTGCGCGGAGCGGCCGGCGACTGGAAGGTCGCAACGGGATTTCGCCTGTACCACGGCGACGAGGAACAGGCGCCCGACCCGATGATCGCGAGCGCCGAGGGGCTGGACCTCGCGCCGGCGTATCGCGGGCTTGCCTATGCCGTGTTCGAGAACCTGCCGCTGGAGCAATTTGGCAACCGCATTCCCTCGCTCACCTTCGAGGTGATCGCCGATGCAGGGCCGGTGTCGGTCGGCAGCATCGCGCATGCGCTTGGCGGCGGTGCCTTGACGGGCGCGGGGCCGCAGCAGCTTCTCGACGGCTTTTCGGCCTATGGCGACAGTGCGCGCGGCGTGATCGAGACGCTGGCCGAGGTGTCAGGCGCCTGGTTTGCGCCGGCAGGCCACGGCGTATCGATGCGGGCGGACACGGCTCCGACACGCACCGTGCCGGACGACGGACGATCGCGCCGCCTGGCACCGGCCGAGCGCGTGCCGCGATCCATGCTCGTCTCCCATTATGATCCGGCGCGTGACTGGCAGGCGGGCGCGCAGCGCGCGGTGCGGCCCGGCGCGGGCGATGCCGCCGCCACCATCGAGCTGCCCGCCGCGATCTCCGCATCGGCGGCGAAGACGATTGCCACCGCCATGCTGGCGCGGGCTGAGGCCGGGCGTACGCGCTGCCAGTTGGTGCTCGACGCATCCGCGATCGACATCGCGCCGGGGGCCGTGATCGCGATCGAGGGCGAGGCGCAAGGCGCCGCCTGGCGCGTCGTAGCGGTCGCGGTGGAACGCTTTGGCGTGACGCTGGATCTGGTGGCGCTGGCACCGCCGCCGTTGCCGACCAGCGCGAGTGGCGGACGGCTGCTGCGCGAAGCGGATGCGCCGGCCGGAAGCACTGTTATTCACGCGGCCGAATTGCCGGACCTTTCGGGTGAATACGCCTCGCGCCCGCGGGTTGCAGTGGTCGCCGCTGGAACATCGCCCGGCTGGCGACGCGCGGCATTGCACTACAGCCTGGATGGCGGGGCGAGCTGGACCGCCGCCGGCGCCACCGCTGCGCCTGGCGTGATCGGCCGCGTCATCAGCCCGTGCGGACCAGCGCCAAGCACCTTGATCGACCGCGTCCACAACCTGGAGGTCGAGCTGGCGCATGGGGGCATGCATCTGAGGGCGGCGGATGCAGGTGCGCTCGACGCGGGTGCCAATCTAGCGTTGGTCGGGGAGGAGCTTCTGCAGTTCGGCGAGGCGGCCAAACTAGGGGAGCGAACCTGGCGCCTCACGCTGCTGCGTCGCGGCAAGTTCGGCACGTCGGGAAACCTGTTGCACGATGACGCTCCGTTCGTGTTGCTCGACGGTAACAGTGTTGTAAGCTTTCCGGCCGACGCCGCCCTGACGCAGCCGGTGCTGGTGATGGCGAATGGCGTTGGCGACGCGCAGCCGGCAGAGGCGATATGCCGGCTGACCGGGCGCTCCCTGGTCCCGCCCGCGCCGGTGCACCTGACCGGCCGCATCATCGACCATGTCCTGCACTGTACGTGGCGGCGTCGCAGCCGCGCCGACTGGCGCTGGCGCGATGGCGTCGATGCGGCGCTGATCGAAGAACGCGAGGGATATCAGGTTACGATCGACGCGGCGGGCGGGCGCACCACGCTGGTGACCGGCGATCCGCATCTCGCAACGCCGCTGGCGGCAATCGGCGGCGCCCCCGTTCATGTCGCGGTGCAGCAGATCGGGACCCACGGCCTATCCGAAGCGGCAACGCTGCACCTCTGA